GCAATGGCAGTCTGAATGTTGGTGAACTCAGTATCAATCTCAGTTCCCTTGACAACCTTGCTTGCATTCCCTGGCGACAAAGCATCTTTAGCCGCAAAGTTGGTAGTTTTGGTGTAATTTGCCATGTTTCTTCCTTAAACCAGTTTGCCGTTCTTGGCTTGTATCTCAATCTTTTGAATGCTTACGGGATACCCATTGATCTGCACTTCATAACCCGTCTGCACAGTCTTGCCAGAACCTGATGTTTGACCAACCAAAGTCTGCAAAGAAATACCATCTGAGTAGTAAGCAACAGGAACACCATTTGCCCCATACTCAGCAGTACCATATTCAGCAACAGTAGACTGAGGAATTTGCAATGTGGTGGAGTAATACTGACCAGTGAAGTCATATCCCCACTTGATGATGAAGCCTTGGTTTGATCCACCAATCACCACCACAGCAATGCGCTTCAGGATAGATGTGACATTGGGCTGTCCCAAGTCAGCATAAGTCGTGAAATACTGCAATCGGTATGTGCTTGTATGGTCAAGGTAAGTCCCATACTTGCCCACATAACCATTCTTGCCAATCAACAAGTCTCCATTGCGTTTAGCAAGGAAAGCAGTTGGAGTGATGGAATCCCATACAGTTACCCGTGAAGAACCATCTTGCAAAGCCGCCTTGGTGTCAAAACAGTAGGTCTGAGTAGCAGTTGGGAAGTTAATCAGGTAGAAGGCATTTGACTCTGAATAGACTGCCTTGATGTTTGCCAATGTCTCAGCATTCACAATTGTCATCAAGTCATTGCGGACATTCTTAGACAAGTCCCGCAAAGGTGCAGACTTCTCCTGAATGGTTCTGAGCAATGACCGAACACCACTGTTTGACAAGAAAACCACATCACTGCCTGTATTGGCAATGGAGTCCCTTGCAATGCAACCAATGTTACTGATGGTATCACTCAGAGACAGACTTGATGGGGTAGTTGCATTTGCATAAATCAATACTTGACGCTTGCCAAAGATAAACAAGAATCCATTGTGTGCTGCTAACCCTGTGATCTCATCAGACCCATTGGGCCATACCCGTGAAATGTCCAAAGAACCAGCAGTTCCTGTTGACCAGATGTGCCCTGCCAGCAAGTCAGAGAAGTAGACAGTTACAGTGTCAGCAGTGCTACTAGCTGTCCACAAGCGACCATAGGCAGAGATAACAATGTTGGTTTGTGGAGCAGTCGCAACATAACCGCTTTTCTCGCTCACACGCCTGTATGTGGTGGTGCTTACAGCAGGGTCATAGATCAGTGGGTCATACCCTGACTGAAAGAAATATGTGATTCCATTCAAAGAAGCACAATGCCAATTGCTTGCGGTAATGGTGGGGCCAGTACCTCCCCCCCCATAGGTCAACTCAACAACACTCGCACCACTCAGTTTAAACAGCTTGTTGTTTCCAGCGAACAGAACAGTCAAAGTGCCATCAGTCTGAACCAACTCATGGATGACTGTTACATTATTTGCACCAAGGTTGCCAGAGGATGTGTTAACCCTTGAAAAACCTTTGCGAGAGCCAATGCGCCCGTACTGGTCAATCACGCAGTTTGTGGCAATCGCAGCATATCCAGCCGCTAAATCAAGCGGAGAGTCTTGTGTATTGAGTCCAAAGAAGCCTGGAGCCGATACAGAAAAGGTCTGGATTTGCTGGCTCATGTTGATACAAATTGCTGATTTTCTGGATACCGATTTGCCTCTAAAGCAATGTAGTCAGAGAGCATGGATCGGAACAATGTGTATGCCTCTGATGAAGACAACCCACCATCTTCACCACGCTCAACCAATGCCCTTGCATACGCACCTTGAGCAACAACTACATCAGGCACAAGGACAACAGTGCTATTAGATGCCAAAGTTGCCTGGGGTATCGTCAGACTAAATTTCAGCGTGTATACACCATTAGGGATTGGAAATAAAGTTACTTTTGTATCGTAAGAAGCGTCTACTCCATCAAAAGAAAATTCTGTTGGAATTGAGTTGACCAGTGGTAAGAAGTTCTGTTTGCGATTCATGTCCACAAATGTGATGTTGGTCAATCCAACATTACTAGTTGTGTTAATGGCATCAAGCACTTGGAACTTCTGACCAGAACCTGTGAGTGAATATGTTGGAGTTGAAGCCACAGTAGTCACAGTAATGGTCTGTCCTAACGCATTCCAACCATACGAATCTTCAACTTGACGCTTTGCATCATTTACAAACTTTGCAATCAAAGTGGAATAAGTGGTTTCGTTGTAAGTGGTTACAACAGGCTCACGCAAGCGAATCAACACATCGTTGACAAGTTCTAGTAGTGTCATGCTCTTGCCAACCCTTCTTGTTCAAATGTGGCTATAAAACTGAATGTGCTTGCCGACTGAGTAGTTATTTTTATTTTGTCATCTTCTTCTAAAACAATGTAGGCATTGCCATCAAACTGCAAATATTGTTTTGAACTGAAATCGTATTGAGTCAATATATCAAGAGTGGTATTAGCACTTGCGTCATACCATTGAACAGTTATATGCTTGGTAGAGCCACCTGTATTGTGTATATACATTACAGTAAATTTGGCATAGTAGCCCTTTGGACAGGTATAGACTGTTGTGTCTACTGCCGCTGTAGGACTAACACCAACTGATAATGCTCTCATTTCGCCTTTGCCTTGTTCCTTGCGGATATAGCTTTAGCTTTTGCCTTTGCGTCAGCCTTGGAGTTAGCACCCCATGCCTTTAGCGAAAGAAGCAATCTCGTTGGTTCACCATTCTTGAACTCAGGGCCATCATTGCCACCCATTCGAGCCAAGAAACTTGCTCTGCGAGGGTTGTCCCCCGACTTTACTGGTGCTTTGAGATTGCCACCAGTTTCTGCATTATAAGATGCTCTCCCCTTGGCATTCAACCCCCCTTTTGGATTTTGACCAGCTTTTGTTTGCCAAACAGGAGATTTCATCTACTTCACCTTTTTAACCTTTTTTGCAGTCTTTGCAGCTTGTTTAAAGTCAGCAGCAGTAGGCGCACCCTTGGCCCCTACCTTCCGCATCTTTTCACCAGAACCAGCCTTGATACGGGCTTGTTTGGCATTGATGTTGGCATAAAGTCCAGGTTTCATTTCTTGGCCTTCTTCTTAGGTTTTGCCATGCCAGCCTCAGACAAGGCAATGGCAATTGCTTGCTTACGGGAAGTCACTTCTGGCCCCTTTTTAGACCCAGAATGCAAAGTTCCTTCTTTGTACTCACGCATGACTTTTCCGACCTTTTTAGCCGCTTTGGTCATTTTCATATCAGTACAACACTTTAGCCGTGATGGTTCCAGAGGTGTAGACTGTGCAGTTAGCCCTCAAATACTTGGGAGCATTGGCAATGGTTACGATGCCATCAGCAGTCAAAGCAGTGCCAATTGTGGCAAAGGTTGTCCCATCCAAGCTACCTTGGAAAGCAACAGTTGCACTGGTAATACCAGAAACTTGCAGAAATGCGGGTTGACCAGCATCAGCTTGCACAGCTTTTGATGCGCCAGTTGCAACAACTGCGTTTAAAAGTGTGATGGGGGCGGTTAAAGATGACATTATTTACCTCTTGAAGATTTCTTCATCATGTTGGTTGCAGTACGCTGACCCTTTTTAGGGAGCATCTTTGGTTTCCCAATAGCCACCATGATGGTGACAGGAACACCTTTCTTCTTTGAAGAAGACTTTGACTCTTTCATTGGCTTGCCGTACATCATGCTTTTTCCTTGGTTATTGGCCCACCAGACTTCCAGGCATCACAAGTACGGGCCGCTGCACAGGTGAATTGAAACAGATCACAGTATCCCAAGTTAGCCGCCTTGACAAAGTTTTCATCATAGGACAACTCACCAGCCTTTTCATCCTTTTCTAGTCCACCAAGGATGCACTCCATCATCTTGGGAGTCTGAATAAAAGCGGCACAGTTCCCACATCTCATGCCCTTGATGACAGAGGTAGGAGCGTTATACATCTTGGCTTTTTTCAACCAGAAAGCATCATTTGCTTCATCAGGGTTGGGTGGGCCATAACCAAACTTCTTGAATGCGTTGTTTCTGTTCTTCAAGTTAACAGATACATCTTGAGTGGCAATAGGGCACGATACCCCTGAGAGTAAGCCTTTCATTTGAACAGCCTCTCACCAACATAGGTAAGTATGCCGCCAACAGTGGAAGCGATGGTCATTCCCATCCAGAATCCACCCTTGCTCTTGTTTGCCAACTCAAGCAAAGCCTTCACATCTTTGCTCAAAGAGTGAACTTCTGCCTGGAGAGCCTCAACTTGAGCCTCCAGCTTTCCAAAATCTCTAGCGTCTATATCAGACATTTGCAACTTTCCTTGGGCGACCCATGCGCCGTACAACT